GATCGCTCAACACGGCTACGTGCGTGCAGCCTCACTCACCGACGACGAACCGGAGCCGAAGTCATGAGAATCCGCCGGCGACCAAGCTTTGACTGTTACTTGTGTCATGGGTGGGGTGAGTTCGATTGCATGTGTGATCAACCGCAGCCGCACGTGCACGCCTGCGGCAACTGTGCCGAGGGCGAACGACTCCACGCCGTCTACGAACGCCTAAAGACCGAGAAAGCGACCAATGGCCCGACCACCAACACCACCGACTAACTGGGCATCCACCGGCAGCAAAATCACGCCTAGCGCAGGCAAAGTCGCCGCAGGATGGACAGTCAACGAACGGCCGCCGGCCGAATGGATCAACTATCTCGACAACAACCGCGATGCCTGGCTGACGTTCCTAAACGACTGCACGCGAGGGCAGCCGATCGTCGACCTGCTGCTCAACTTCGCGAACACGGACATGTTCGCGCCGCTGATCGACGTCACGAACGCGCCGCCGGCGAGCGGCTATCGTCTCGTGCAACGCGTAGTGGTGACAGGCTCGCAGCACGTGAATGTGTATGCAGGCAACACTGCGCGACGCTTCGTGTTCAGCTACAACGCCACGTGGGGCGGCTCGAGCTGGATCTGCGAGAATGCCTCGCAGCCTGCGGTCGCCTTCGCGCTGCTCGGCGACGGATCGCAGAACACATTCGAGCTGCTTTGGCATGCCGCCACCGGCGCCACGTGGCCTGACTCGGCTTGGGGGCGCGGCAACGCGCTCGTTAACAGCTTCAGCGCTGTCGCAGGATCGTTCACCAACCTCACGGTTACGCAAGATCTCACGGTGCAGCGAGACATCTTGCTCACGCGCGACCTCACCGTCGGTAGGGGCGTCACCGTGACAGAGGACGTTCATTGCAAGAACGTAGTTGTTACCGCAGCGATCACGGCGCCTGACGTGACAGTCACAGGCGACCTCACCACGGGGCCCGTACACGTCAACTCGGCGCACTTGTACCTCGACACAGACGTCGACATCGTGCACTCACCGCCTGCTGCCGCGCAGCCGTATCGCTGGGTGTGCCAAGACCTCGGCAACCCTGCGCGCTGGCCGAGCGCAGGCTCGGTCACATACGACGGCAACTATGGATCGTGGCACACGACGCCGGCAGGCGGCGCAGTACAGCTCGAGTTCCCGCTGCATATCCACCGTGGCACGTTGCGGATCACGGCCTATGCCGTCTGGCAGTGCGCCGTGCTTGGAGCCGTGAATAAGCTGCGGCTGTACCGATGGCCTCGCGAGTTTATCCTCGGCGGCACGCTGCTCGCGCTGCCCTCGGCTGCCGTGCAGATCGGAACCACGCTCACCCAAGCAATCGCCACTCCGAGCGGCTGCGTGTGCGACTCGGCGACGTTTGACTACGACTTCGACCCGACGCTCGAGCGATACGCGTTCGTCGTCGAACTGCTCGACGGGACCGCTAACTATCTCTACTCCGTGCGCCTCGGCTTCGCCGACCCTGGGCCTCGCAATGGCTGACGGCGAGCAGACAAACGAACAGCGTTTCGCTCGCTGCCGAGAGATCATCGCGCGGCAGCGCGCGAACCTCGTCGAGCGGGACGGCTGCACGGCCGCAGATACGCGCTGGGCCGAGCTGACGACAGAGTTTGCCGCGCTGCAACTTGAGTTTGATCGACTGTTAGGTGCCACTCGCGAAGAACAAGCTTCACGCCCTGATCGCTGAGAAAGCGCGCAGGGCCTCTCGGCTCGAGCGACGACCTGCCACGCTGCACGCGTACATTCGCGACGCCTGGCAGTACGTCGTGCCAAACGCGCCATTCGTCGACAACTGGCATGTGGGAGCGCTCGCCGAGCATCTCGAGGCGCAGTCACGCGGGCAGCTCGCGCGCCTCGTGATCAACGTGCCGCCGGGATCGTCCAAGTCGACGACCGTATGCGTGATGTGGCCGACCTGGGAATGGTCCTGGAAACCGGGCACGCAATGGCAATTTGGCGCTTACGCCGAGACGCTCGCTGTACGTGACTCGCTGCGCTGCCGCAGCTTGTTCGAGGGCGAATGGTACCGCGATCTATTCGGCGACGTCTGGCAGCCGCAGCGCGGCCGATGGCTGGCAAATTGGCTGCAGAACGACAAAGGAGGAATCAGGCAGGCGATCAGCGTCGGCGGCTCGCCGACAGGGTTTCACGCGCACAGACAAATTGTGGACGATCCAATCAAGCCGCTCGAGGCGCACTCGCCGACCGCGCTCGAGCGCTGCGATCGATGGTGGTTCGAAACGATGGCCTCTCGCGTGCTGCCCGGTAACAACACGCGCACGATCATAATGCAGCGCCTCGTCGACCGCGACCTCGCTGCGAAAGCTGCCGAGCAGGGCTACGCCGTGCTTTCGATGCCGATGCGTTACTACAGCGCGGCCGCTCGACCTGCGACGCCGCTCGGCTGGGTAGACCCGCGCACGCAAGAGGGCGAGTTGCTGTGTGAGGCGCGCTGGAACGATGCCGAAGTCGACCGGCGCAAGGCCGAATTTGGGCCCGACGGCTGGGCCGCGCAGGACCAACAAGACCCGGTCCCAGCAGGCGGCGCGATCTACCGCGAAGAGTGGATGCATCAGTATTACAAGGTGCCGCCGCGCCTCGAGGGCGCACTCGTCGTCATCACGTTTGACTGCGCCTTCAAGTCGCACGAGACAGCGAGTTATGTCGCCGGGCAGGTCTGGGCCTACAAGCCGCCCAACTTCTATTTGCTCGCTGAGGTGCGCGAACACCTTGATTTCATCGGCACGATCGCGGCCGTGAAGTCGCTTCATGCTCAGTTTCCCGAGGCGAACGCGATCCTCGTCGAGGACAAAGCGAACGGGCCCGCAGTGATCGAGGTACTCAAGCACGAGATCCCCGGCATCATTCCGATACTGCCCGACGGCAGCAAGATCGCTCGAGCGTACGCAACGCAACCGGTGTTTGCAGGCGGTAACGTCTGGCTACCTGACCCCTCGCTCGCGCCCTGGATTCTCGATTGGGTTATCGAACACAAGCGATTCCCTCGGGGCGTCGCAAACGACCGCGTAGACGCGCAGACGCAGGCGATCCGCTGGTGCTTGGCAGGCGGCCTGTCTGAGTACATGCAAGGCCTCGACGCCCTCGACCTCTAGCCACTGGACAGGCGCCCGGCGTGACTATATGTGCGCGAATGGCCAAAGAGCACAAAGAGCAGATCGCGCAATTCTTCGAGTTTGCGCACCTGCCCGCCGAGCTCGCCGAGGTGAGCCGTCCATTCGGCGAGCTCGCGCAGCAAATCATCGCGACGTTGCCTCGCAACGCCGAGCGCACTGTCGCGCTGCGCAAGCTGCTCGAGGCAAAGGACGCAGCCGTACGCGCCAAGCTCTCGCGCGACCTGCAGGAGCTCTAGCCCATGGCCATCGAGCTACGCCTCGACAGTTGGGAGAACGCGCTAACCGGCCTCGGAACGCTCCGCGACAAGCTGCGCGCGCACGTTCCGCGCATGTCGTCGCAGCTGCCCGACAGCGCGCTCGAGGCGCTGCACACCGACGACGACATCTGCGCGAGGATAATCGAGCAGCTGCCCGGCGACGCCCTGCGCGCTGGTTTCTCGATTGCACTGCCGGCAGACTCCATCGCCGACGCCTCGAGCACGGGAAAGAAGATCGACAAAGCACTCGCCACGCTCGGCGCCGAGTCGGCGCTGCGCGAGGCCTGGGTTTGGGGGCGTCTCTATGGTTTCGGCGCTGTCTTGCTCGGCGTCGACGACGGCCTGCCGCTCGACCAGCCGCTCGACATCGACCTCGTGCGCTCGCTCTCACACCTGACCGTGCTTAGACGCCCGCAGCTGCAGCAAGAGTCGTATTACGACGACATCTCACAGCCGAACTACGGCAAAGTCGAGACGTACCGCATCACGACCGCGGTACTGCCGCGAGGCTCGCAGAACCGGCAGGCGTACAAGGACAAGGCGACGCGCGACTTCGTCGTGCACGAGTCGCGCCTGCTTGCGTTTCGAGGCGCGCCTACGTCGCGATGGGGCGTGCAATCGGCGAGCGAATGGGACGACTCGATACTGCAGCGCGTCTATCAAGCCGTGCAGGCCTCGTCGTCGTCGTGGATGAGCGCCGCTCACCTCATGACTGACGCGAGTCAGGGCGTACTGAAGATCACGAACCTAATGCAGCTGCTGACGGCGTCCGGCGAGGAAAAGCTGCGGCAGCGGATCAGGCTGATGGACCTAGGCCGCAGCGTCTGCCGCTCGCTGCTGATCGACGAGCGAGAAACGTTCGAGCGCACGCCGACGCCGTTCGCCGGCGTGCCCGAGCTGCTCGATCGCTTCATGATGCGTGTAGCGTCGGCGGCCGAAACGCCCGTGACGATCTTGTTTGGGAGGTCGCCGGCAGGCATGAACGCGACCGGCGATGCCGACATTCGCGCCTGGTACGACAAAGTCGGGACCGAGCGCGCTAAGCGCCTCACGCCGCAGATCGACAAGCTGGTGCGCGTGCTCACTGCGACGGACAAGGGCCCAACGAAAGGCGCTGTGATCGACGAGCTCGAGGTCGTCTATCCGCCGCTGTGGCAGCCGACATCGAAAGAACGCGCCGAGACACTCAAGATCACGGCAGACGCCCTCGCGACGCTCAAGAACGCGGGCATCATCCTGCCGGAAGAGGGCGCACTAAAGCTCGCGCACTGCGGCGAGTTTGACGAGCTCGACGTCGAGGCGCGCGAGGTCGCGCTGCGGCACGAGCTCGAGCGCCTCGCCGATCCCGAGCCTGAACCCGAGCCGAATCCGCCGGCGCTGCCGCCGCCGACGCCGCCGCCTGGCGCGCCGCCTGCACCGCCGCCGCCTAGATACGACGCATGACGCAGGCCGCCCTCGCCGCTCGCAGGCGCTTCGTGCGCGCCGCCGAAACGCGGCGAGCGCGCGTCGACAGGCTCGACGCCGTGATCGCGCCCGTCGCGCTGCGGCCTGCCGAGTTTCCGCGCCTGCCGCTCGTCGGCTACCTCGCGACGCTGCTCGGCGTCGGTAAGCGCGTGCGTGAGACGATCGAGCACCACGTGCTACCCGAGCTGCCCGGCCTGGTCGCCGCTCGAGCGGCTGCGCCTCGGCGCGATGCCGCTTCGACGCCCGCATCGGCGCGAGTCGCGGTCGTAGGTGGCCCTCGAGCAGGCAAGACGACGCTCGCCCTCGGCATCGCATGGAAGCTCGGCGGCCTGACCGTGCGGCACGCTGACGACCTGATCGGTCTCGGC